AAGCCCTCTGGGCTAATGACTACATCTGAGTCAACCCAAAGCAACCAGTCTGCCTTGTTCTGGTCATACCAATAGTTGATAACCTTCTCACGTTGACGGGCAATTTGATTACCCTGTGAGCGGTAGGTAGATTCAAAGGTAAGTCCTGACTTAAGTATTACATCTGTAACACCCTGCATAAACTTGCCATCTACCATACCGTTGTCGCACCAAGCGATTGCTACTGTCTCTTGCATTGTCCCCACCTTTACTATTTTTTCTTTGCTCTTGCGTTGTCCACTAGATTTGGATAAGGCCGTCCAGCCTTCTTAGCCATTGCTTTAGCCTTAGCCTTCTGGGATGGTGTAAGTGGTGTTGATTTCTTATTAGGGTTCTTCTTATCCCAGAATGCTTTCTTCATTACCACTTCACCTTATTTGCCCAGTAGGCTGCTGACATTTTGCCCTTAGCAATGTTCTTTGCGTGGCGTGCCTTGAATGAAGCCTGACGTGCAGTTGGCTTCTTATCTCCAGTCACACCCTGCTGACCAAAGCGAATAGTCTTTACCTGCTCACCTGCCTTAGCCACAACTACGTGTGACTTAGTTGGATGATTAGGCGTACGCTTTGGTTTATTAAACCCAGATACTCCTGCTCGCTTTAGTCGTGGGTCTTGCATTACTTTACCTGCTTACCTTTTGAGTTGTAGCGGCGACCCTGTAGGATTGCTCCCCAGAGTTGACCTTCTTGCTTAGTCTGCTTTGCACGTAGCGCAGTTGCTGCAGAGTCTGTTCCAGGCCCTGAAGTGTTTGACATTTCCTGTGTGCGGCGACTAGCCTGGTAAACATCGTTTATTTCTTTTGCGATGTTTTCAAAATAATTACGGTTCTTAGGCATTACTTCTTCTTGCCCATTTTCTTAGGCATAGCCTTCTTGCCAGCCTTCTTCATTGGCTTGCCAGATTTCATTGCTTCCATCTTTGCATCCTTTTCACCTTTTGCGGTGTAAGGGAATTTCTTTTTTCCGACCATTGGCATTTTATACTCCCAGTTCTTTCATTACTTCAGCGGATTTGTGGTTTATATCTTTTGCCTTAGGCATTGTGTCAGCGTCATACGCTCTACCCAATGTCTCAGACGCTTTATGTGCTGCTTCTATATCGTGCATCCTTGTTCCTGCTGGCTGTATACCTTGCGCTCTTGCGTCTCGGTAAGCAGACAATTCAGAGTTCCACTTCTTGTCTGGTATATCTCTGGATGCGTCTCCAGTACCCAGTTCAAGAGTTCCTATTTTACAACCGAAGCAACCTTCTACATATTCAGGATGCTTCTGTATTCTGTGCATATTCATATGTCCCTTTATTGTGCTACAAAATTGCTTTCTGTTACACCAACTCCACCAGCAATAAGCGCTGCCTTAGTTGCATCATCTACGGTGTGTTCATAACCACCGCGATAAACTTCTTCGTAGTCTTCTAGGTCTTCGTCTACTGGGTAGCGAATCTCTGAGTATGTTCCCCCAGATTTTACGATTGTAATTCCTTTGCGTAACTTGGCAAAGTAAAACAAGCGATGCCCACCAGATGGGCCTTCAAGCACATAGGGTGTGGTGAATGTATAGTTTGCCATAGTTCTCCTTAATGAACTTACTGATGAGGCTAGGTTTCCCTAGCCCCACCCGTCAATCAATTAAGCGATTGATGAACCTGACTCAATGCGGTATAGCGCTTCTTCACGGTAACGTGCGAAGCCAAGAACACCGTACCAACCCATTGGACGGTGACGCATTAACTTGTCAACGACTGGGCCGATTACTACGTGTGGTTCTTCAGCAACGGCTTCTGCCATTGCTTGCTGTCCTGCGAGGATTGTGCGGTACACCTTTGCAGATGAAGCACCATCAGTTGCATTGTAAAGACGTGGAGACTCTACGAAGTATGCACCTTCGTATGTTCCGATTTCTCCTGCCCAGATGCGGTCTTGTGCAGAACCGTACTGGTTTGGAAGAAGCCATCCTGCTGAACCTGTCTCAGCGCGGAGGTCGTGTGAAACTTCTGGGTGGATACCAGCCCAGTAGAGTGAACCCTTGCGAGCAGTTGTCTTGTTAGCACGCAACTTTGCAACAGCCTTGCGGATGTTTGCAGAAGAGATTGTTGCTGCTGCTGTTACTGTTGCTGTTGATGTTGCAGTTGAACCTGAGTAGATGACGTTTGAGCCACCACGTAGAGTTGTCATTGCAACTGAGTCAATAGAATCAGCAAGGTTGAATGCGATGATGTTAGCGATTGCTGGGTCTACATCAGCAAGGCTGAAGAGTTCCAACGCACGTGTTACAAGAACAGAGTTACCGTACTCGTTAAGAGTAATGGTTACAGATGTTGGTGTAGACATTGCTACTGCATCTGGGTCTGTTGTTTCTGTGAGTGCTGTTGTTGCAGCAGCCAAGTCAACGTAACGTTGTAGAACAACTGTTGAACCTGGGATTGATTGATTTGTTGGGCGCTTGTCAGCAACTGAACGAATGAGTGGCTCTGAGCGGAGTGCGAACTCCAAGAGACGGTCATAAGCCTTTTGTACTAGACCAGCACCACCAGCGGTTCCTCCGAGCGAGTCGGAGGCTGTTGATACGTATGCCATTTAGGTTTATTCCTTTTTAGTAGTTAGAAACTATGATTATGATTGTGAGCGAAGAATAGAAAGAATCTCATCTGCAGATTCTGCATTGTTGAGTCTCTGTTCTAGGTTCTCTGCTCGGTCAGGTGTTATTGCACCTTGCGTGAGAGTGTCCTGCTGACGTAATGCAGCGCGGTCTAACTCACTTACTGCAGGTGCGTCCTGGTTCACAGTTAATCCGAACAAGTCTCCGTTATCTTCAAGCCAGTTATTAACTGACTCTTCGGTAACTTCGTCTAGGTCTTTCAGGATTAAGCGTTGTGCCTTAGGATTTACACCCTTCTTGTCTAGGACTTCTTTGACGGTACGCTCACGCTGCGACTTGGTTAGTCCCTCAAGTTGCTCAGTCAGTTCTTTGATACGTTTCTCGTCATTACGTTTGGCTTTCCGCAACTTCTTTAAGAGGTCACTTCCGTCCATCTGTGTTTCAGATACATCAGTATCTAGGTCGTCTTCGTCTTCATCCCAGTAGTTGTTGCTCATAGCAACCATCCACCCTTCTCTATTAGTTAGTTCGCAAGCCTCAGGTTCCAATCGGGGAATCGGTCTGGCTCTTGCTACCAGTCTTATACGCTGACGGGGCTGGTGAGTCCGTTCAGGATTCTATTTTTAGATTAAGCCTTGCGCTCTATCCTTAGACGCTAAGCGTCCAGATGAACCACCAAAGCGACTAATCTCTTTCTGTACAAGTCTTTCTTCTGCTAACTTATCTGCTGCAAGTTTCTTGAACGCAATGTTCTCAGCAGTAGTCTGTGTGTAGTTGATGCCTTCTTCTGGTGAGATAGATGACAGGAACTTGCCTGTTGGAAGTTTCATACCGATAGTCTGGTATGCGGTCTGGGCTTGCGCTCCAGTAACTCCCATTGCTGCTAGTTCAGTAGCACGAGCAAGGCTTGTATCTAACTTCTGCGCTAGTGCAGCACCACCGATTTCAGCAGCCTTAACCTTCTGCTCAAGTTGTGGAACCTGAGTAGTTGGGTCAAGCATTGCTGAAAGAATATCTCCATCAGTTATCGCACCGTAGAATTTTTTGAATGCAGTCTTTACATCTGGTGTAGCCTGTAGTCGGTCATAGGCTAGGTTCAAACGCGATGTAACATCTACTGCATCCATACGGTTGCCGATGAGTGTGGCGTAATAATCCCTGTTTGCTAGACCCTTTGCGCCATAAGACATAAAAATCTTTTCGTATTCGTTCTCAGCCTTAAGGTAATCAGCATCAGCCATAGTAGGTAGTCCTGCTGCTTTTAACTTAGCGTTACCTGCAAAGCGCTTTAGGTATTCTGAGTTGTAACGTGGGTCATTCTTAAGTAAGAAGGTTAAGTCTTCGCTAGAAATCTCTGGGTTCTCTGCACGAATCTTGGCTATTACTGCACCAATTCCCTGCATACCATATGAGGTAAGTGTCTGCGTAAGGATTGCATCCTGCGCTGCAGTAAAGGATGTAACTCCGCTGCCTCCACGTACTGGTGGTTTCTCACCTGTTGATATTGGAGTAGAGCCATCTTCGGCTTTACCGTTAACATCTACATCAACTGGCCCCTGTAATGTCATTACAGTTGCAGCCTTTTTCCAAGTAGGTAGTGGTGTTACAGGAATTACTGGAGTACCAGGAACTACTGGGCCAACAAAGCCTGGCTCACCTGGTTGTACTCTTGGCAAAGTAAAGTAAGGGACGTATGAATCTGGTAGCGCTACTGGTGCTTTTGGCGTAGCCGCAGGTGCAGCAACAGTCCTGGATGCAGTAGCAATGCGTGCTTGATTTACTGCAGCATTGGCTGCTCTCAATTCAGCAGCAGTCATACCTGGTTCTTTTGCGATAGCCATTATTAACCAATCCCGAAGTTACGTAGTACAGCCTGAGTATCGTTAAGAACTGTGTTCTTAAATGAATCAGACTCTAAATAGTCTTTTGATTTGTACTGTGTCATCTTGTATTCATTAGGCTTCTTGATTGTGCCATCTGGATTAACAACATCTTGCATATCTGAAACTTTAATCTGGTCTTCTGGGATACCAGTAACCGCTGCACGTACAGCAATGTATGGCTGTAACTTAGTACGAACGCTCTGGCCTGGCTTTAAGCCTTGACCAATTTGACCCCATTGAAGGGCTGCACTCTGGGTGATATCCTCAAGGATATTGTCATAAGCATCTTGTCCACGTAGTGACTTGCCAGCAAGGTTGTATACCTGACGGTCACTTACCGGAATACCATTGTCATCGTAGTATGAACGAATCTCACGTATTCGCTTGCCAAGTTGTCCAGTATCTAGGGTTTCCTGTGCTGCTACATCCCCACCTAAAGCCTTGCCAGCAACTGCTGAAATCTTCTTATTGGCTACAGCAAGGATAATATCTTCACGTTCCTGCTGGGTTAAAGCACCCTTAGCCTTCTTCTCACGAGCATTAAGCGTAGTCTGATATAACTTAATATCATCCTTAGTTGGCTTCTCATTGAATAGATTCAAGAAGTAATCATTAAGTGAAGCCTTAGCGGCATCTGCTGTAGTAGTAGATACAGTTCCTGTTGCTGCAAAGCCACCAGTCTTAAGGAATGATGCGACCTTCTTATCTGTATTGGCAAGGTTTATGACAGCATTGATGTCGCCAATACCCTTTTGCTCACCGACTGCTATAAGTTTTAATACTGCATCAAAGTCTTGTGGGGTTAGAATCTCGCTAGGTGTAAAGCCCTTTGGATATAACCCAAGTTTGAACATCTTCTGCTGCAGGGTTTTACGTGAAGCAGGTGGAAGGTTCTTGATATAAGTCTGCTCATAGCCTGAAGCGTATATAGGTGCTGGCTTACCAGTCACAGGGTCTAGGTTATAGATTGGATTACCCTGTGCATCGTAACCCAGAACTACGCCAGTAATAACATTGCTTTTAGTGGATGTAGGTACGTTTCCGCCCGCAAGTTCTGCCTGTGCTGCGATTGTTTTTGGGTCTAAGGTAGGACTGTTAGCCTTCTTATTTGGGCTTGGGCTTGGTGTTGGGCTTGACATTACTTACCTTCCAATTCATTAGCAAAGAATGCGTAGAACATCTTCTGGAAATCTGGATAATCTTGTACTACCCATTCAGCCTGGGCTGCAAGCCAGTCACGCATAGGTTGTTCCATTGCTGCACCTGTAAACTTTGTCTTACCTAGAGTGGCAAGGGCGCTATCGCGCATAGCCATATAGTTACGTAGTCCTACGATTGATGGGATATCAACGAAGCGCTCATCATCAACCAAGTTCTTGAGTTGAGAAACAATACGATTACGCTTGTTAGGGTCAAACTCAGATACTGGCCCACCACCCATACTGTCCTTAAGGAACTGTAGGGCTGCTGAGTACTGCTTCTTATCCATCGCTCCGCTATCAACCTTAGTCATAAGGGCATCGCGGGTAGCGTAGAAGCGCTGATTGTTTACTTTATCAAGTATCTCTTTAGCGCTTAGACGTTTCTTTGTATCGTGAACTAGGTTCCAACGGTACATCTCAGCAGATAATCCACCGCCTGGCATTACATATCCCCATACATCTGAGTACTTAGATGCTACATCTGGGTTCTGCAGAACGAATTGATATGAGTCCCAGTTGCTTGGGCCACTTCCAGCAGATGCGCTAATAAGTGCAAAGGCTTGTGATGGGCCATATAGGTTTAGGAAGTCATACCAAGTCTTGTTGTAGTCTCCGTCATTTTGCTTGCGGATTTCTTCAAAGTCATTAAGTAGCGCAACCTGTAGGGTTACATCACCGTTTTCATCCTTAGCAAGACCCTGTTGGATAAGTCCCATAGGAGAAATCATTCCGACTATGCCACGAATACCTGAC